AAACTTTCAATGTTTGTTAGACCAGTAGGAGGTTGGCGTTCTATGAGCACGGTGTCAGCTTCTTTAAATAGATAGTCGTAATCGGATAAAAATAAAGAGATGATTATCGCCGTGTCATTCGTTTTACCTATATACTTGTACTCACCCAGGTCAACCTTCTTTATATAGTCAATCGTAATATGGGGACCGTCACATGTTGCCATGACCAATCCCAAATTTGTGTAGCCTATGTCAACCCCCAATAATTTCATGGCTTAATATAAAGATGAAGATTAACTATAAGCTCGTCAATTCCTTAGTTCTCCTTTCGATTCCCGTCATCATGATCTACGCGATCGTGAGGAATCCAGTTGAAGTTGAAGTCCCAGTACCCGTCAAGGTACCAGTGAGGGTACCCGTCCGAGAAGTTCGTTCCCCAGAGTACCGAGGTCCTCCCATCAAGAAATACAAACCCGGTCATTTCCAACAGATTGGTATTTTGACAAACGAAACGGGTGAGACATTACCCCTATATGGTCGGGAAGTTCGTAATCGCCGTGATAGGTACCACTATCACACGACCACACAGGGTGATCAGGTGTACCCCATCCCAGTATCGATCGACGGACGTGAATGTACCGAGGATATCGGCTGCCCAGAACTCTATGGTGGTGAAACGGTTACAGTATTTGGAAAGGATACACCATTCACGGTGAAGACGTACCGGACGGACAATTTTTTCTAATCAAATCAAATTCTCGCATGACAAGTGAGTTTCCAGTCTGAGCTAAAAATGCTTTGATCTTTAACAGTTGTAGTATCGTGTCGTCATCCAAGTGTTGTAAAAAGCGTCGCTTCGCTTGAATGTCGTCCAGTTGACTATTCTCTTTCTGTCCCTGTACATAAGGCCATGTGTGACGTCGCAGTTCATTCAATTCGCCTCTCAAGTTTACAAGTTCTGGTAATACAACTTCTCGTATGAGACGATTCGTTTCTTTTAGATCGTCAGCGTAAGACATGATTATAGGTCGTTTATTTTCTTTATAAATGATAAATGGAATACCAAGATCTCAAGAAGAAGGTGAAATCGATGGGGGAACGGGTCACTAAAGATGTCAGGGGTAAACGTGTTCGTCTCACGATTAACGAACTTCGTAAGAAGGTTAAGCGTGACATGAAGAATAGAGTGAATAACGCGAGAGAGACGATCGCCATGTGTCAGTCGATCGTAAGTGTAGGTGGGAGACCTGCACCCCCGCCTCCACCTCCACCTCCACCTCCGGGCGTCTCTAAGAAGCCGGTTGTCAACAACAAGCGAGCTAAACTTATGTCCGAACTAAAGGATGTTCTGAAAAAGAAGGGGCTTCGACAAAATTAATTGTTCGAGTTCGAGTTTGAATTATTGACGTTTACTGGAGGATACTTTTTTATATTACGCTTCTTGAACAATTTTCGCTTGAGAGGAGTCCGAGCCTTGACTCCAGCCTTTTTAGAGGCTTTCAGAACTCCTGTGAGAACTCGCTTGTTGTAAACGTGGTTAATCTTGTTGTTGTTACCCACGTTTGTCTGCACATACACCCGTTTAGAGGCGGGGATATTCTTTCTATTAGCCTCCATCACGTTTTTGTTTATGAATTTTTTGACATTCTTGTTCAGCTTATGGGGTTTGTTGTTTGAGTTCGCATTGGAATTGTAGTTCGAGTTCGAGTTCGAGTTCGAGTTCGAGTTCGAGTTCGAGTTGAAGGAAATGGCTCGGCGAACGGGTTCCAGGTTATTGGAACGACGAACTCGTCTCCCACGGATGACAGGGCTATTATCGAAATAGCTACGAATTTCTGCCCACCCGTACTGATTATCATTGTTTCGCGATCGCCTTGGACTACTCATAGTTACTTATAACCGACATTTTTATGAAAATATGATACCAAATCTTTTCGTCATGTACTTCTTCGCTAGTGGCAATGAAGGTTGACTCCACAATAACCATCGTGACCAGAAACCAGCTGTCGCGATACCGTTGATACCCCATTTTTCCTTGTCACTTCGACTGACATTCAACATTCGTTTATGAATCACCTGGTCAACGGCTGGGACATCTCCACCATGACGTTGGACATATAAACGCATTCGTGTAGGATCCTTATGAATCGTGTAATCAGAATAGCCTCGACCACCAAAGTCAACTTCACGACCATCCTCGAGGATCGCCCTGAACTTCTTTTGGGGGTTGGGACTCTTGATGAGTCTGACCTTCATTACTATAATTAGACAAGTTTATTCTGCTTGAGTATGATGTACGCAAGCATGAGAACCTGGACGACCTGGAACACGGTGAGACCGAAGGGCATCTTGGGGACGACGAGTAGCGTCTGGACCTTCTCCTTAAGATCCTCGATTTGGGGCTGGTACTTTTCGCGACGGTAATACATTTATATACCCTGAGATTTTAAGCACCGTTACAGGCACTGCAATAGTTCTCGACAAGCTTCTTTTCTTTACCACGCTTGATCAGGAAGATATGATCGTACATATGAAGCAGAGTCATCGCAGTGACAAGTAAAATAGCGGGACGGTTACCTAAGTTCTTTGTAGAAACGAGTACAGCGACTAGAATCGCTACGATAATCGATTGTGGGACCGTGAGAAACATTTATAGTAGGCGGAGAAATTAAATGAAATATTGCACTGTCACGAGCTATATGTCCAGAGGTCCGGGTGTTGTGAGTGACAATATATGCTGTTCTGAAAGACGTCTTCTTCGAACTCTTTACATGAAATGTATGAAAAGTGGTAAGAGACCCCACCAGTTTACACCATGGCTTCATAGAAAATATGGACAGTTGATCATAGAACGAAAGACGGTGTATGGAGATGGAATTTCCTTACCATGTGTTCTGTGTCGAAAAACCCTGGATAAGCATGGTGTTCGATGGTGTGCCCATGATGGAGATAAGTGGGTGGATAGTGTTTTGTGTATTCCGATACCTTCACGTTCGACGAATAAACAAAAGAGGATGTTAGGATTTAAAGTTTAATCAAGATGTTTTCTACACACTGCTTCATACATGTCACGACCACCGATGAGTTCTAATTTGAGATCTGACACAATGCGTTTAGTAAATGGCCCGGGTGTACCGTTGCTACATGTCATGCACAGTGCTGACAACTTTGTAACGTCGCACGCGAGTGGAATACAGTCGATGAGTTCTCCAAACTTTCTCTGGAAAGAATCCGCATCAAGACCAGCAAGGATGACATCCTTCTTTAGAAAAAGACAGAACTCAACAAATTTCTTGAGACGCGGGAAAAACTGCCCCTCGTCGATCGCTACGATGTCCGCGTTTTGGAAACCTGATCGTTCTTCTAAACTGAAGAGGTCATGCACCTTGTGACAGTCGAAGTGGACATTGTCGTGTGTCTTGAGGACTTCATCAGGGGACCGCGTATCCTTGGCAGAATTGACGACTATGATATTCTTATCGGTAACCTTTAGACGCTTAAGTCTGCGTATAAGTTCTGATGTTTTACCGGAAAACATATTTCCCATAATAATCGATAGACTCATTTCTTCCTAGATATTATAATCTTGTATTTTTTATATGAGTGTAGACATTCATGCAGCCACCATCATGGGGCATCAGGGATACTACAATCCCAGGACTGGTCGAGTCAAATTTGATGGATGTATTTACTCTAACATACAAACAGCTATAAAATATCTTAGCAAAAGGTAAGATGCCAGAGTTTTTTACAGATCTGAGCAAGCGTAAGGAATTCGACAAAACAATGAAACAGAAAATTGATCAGTTAGTAAACCTGTCTGACTTGGCGACTAACCGTGATCGAGAAGCTGCGATAAAAATTCAACGCAGTTGGAGGAGAACCAAAACCCCTGAACATAAGATGAAACTCGCGAAACGAGTTGAAAAGCTCACTGCGAATTACATTCAGATGAACAAGGTAAAGAACCTCAGCAATCAGTTGAAAAACATGAAACTCTACAACCGTGATAAGAATGGAAATGCGATAATGAATATAAATCTTAAGAAGAAGTAATCAAATAAGCTCGACATAGACAGGACGCTCAGTACCTATAAGTGAAAGACCTACTTGCAACACTCTTCGAGCGAATCGCGACTTTACTTCAATGGTACTATCTTCAATGTATTTACTAGAATTCGGTCTATGATGATCCAGAACTTTCTTCATAGATAGAACACGTCGGAGAGAAACTCGGTTACACCGCGTGGTATTTATTCTCAGCTTCACTCGCTCATCTAAGCACCATATACTATTGAACACCGAATCTAGACCCTCGGGTGTGGTTTGATCTGTTATTGAAATCTTACACGTTCGCATCCTGTTCTTTCTTGAGTTTTTTTAAACGCTTAAACTCACGTGATAATTCTACGATGTTAGCAACGAATAGACTGGTACATAGTAGTATGGTTTTGGTACTTATGTGCATACTCGAAAATAAACTTTTTTCTTTATCCATTGTAAATGTTATCAAGGGTCTAAATAGTTTCGAAATTTTTACGTCTCGAATAGTATTCAAGAGCTTCGTCATATGACCAGGATTCTTTATCTAAAGATTCATTGGTAAGGTTATGAATATCAACTGTCCACTCAAATAAACTCAATTGATTTGACAAGACATCTTTAGTAAGAGGTCTTATTTGAAGGTGTTTGGTGTATTTTTTCCGACACTTGGAACATGGAATGACCGTTTTTAAATTTTCGAAAAAGTCTCTGTAGTTTTGAATATCTTCTTTAGTTGGTTCACGTGGATAACTGAGTGCGATGAAGTGGATACTAACCCATAAATGCTTTCCCCAAATTCTCAAATTCATGAAACATACCACTATTTTAATAAACGTTATTTTACACATAACATGTTAGTTAAAAAATTAAAACGAGTATCAGTATATGTCACTATATTGTTTTATTCATGTGGGTAAATGTGGGGGAACTTCTATTAGGGTTGCACTAAAATCAAAATACCCTACAGGATTCGCATCAGTGAATGATTATGAACTGTCAAATTATGCAGGACCTGTAAATATAGAATGGTATCATTGTCATAAACCCCGTGTAGACGATAAACTATCGTATTATATTTGTTTAAGAAACCCTATTGATAGGTTCGTTTCCGCATTTAATTGGATTTACTATAGAGTTATCACACCAACATACGAGCCGAGATTACACAAAGGGTATGTAAAAAGAAATCCAACAGTTGAAGATTTTGCACTTTATGATAATGACGTAAATAAGATGGCCGAACAAATGTACGACGAAGATGGAACCTTAAATGAACAAATTAATGGTATCATCATGGGACCACTCTGTGAAGAGACTGGAAATTTCAGGGGAAATCAGTTGAGTTGGAATGTAACTTATTATCTAGAAGAACTGCTAAAATCTGAAACGAAATTTGTGAGTGTGATAGCTTTTCCAACTTTGAATGAAGATGTCAAACATCACTTTGGTGTAGAACTGGAACATTGCAAGAAAAGACAAGTAGGTAATACGATACTTAGTAAGACTGGTTATAGAAATTTAAGAAGATATTTAGACAGCGATTTTCGTTGTATAGAAGATTTATATCAGAGGGGGTGTATGACTGAAAAACAATTCAACGATCTGAATGTATGTTATTCTGCTCCACCCTGATTTAGCTACCGACCATTTGAAAAATCTCAATAATAGGTAAGATGCCCTTGAGCGATGCTCAGATTACCAAGAAGGTTGGGGAACTGCGTAAATCTGAGGGTCGGATCTACGCACCCCTCAAATATTTCAGGGGACTCACCACCCTCAAGGAGGTTGAGACCCGCTACAAGAAGATGCTCCGGAAGGACTACAAAGATTTCAAGACGGACAAGGGACAGAAGACAAAGACCTCTTCCTACACGCAAAAGTTTAGAAAGATGTATCCGGGAGCCAAATCTCTCCCTGAAATTGCTAAGGCTACTGGTGTGCCTTTGAAGACCCTCAAGACGGTGTACAATAGGGGACTCGCTGCGTGGAGAACCGGG